AGCCCGTTCCAATTCTGGTCCTTGCTTGCGGCCTGACCACGGATGCCGTCGCCGATAGCGTACATCACATTGTCAGAAATCATCTGACGGATTAGGCCGGAGTTGACCGCCAGCCAGCGCATCTTGCGCGTAAGCTCTTGGCGGTCGAAGACCGTCATCACCTTCTTCTGGTCGGCCGGCCACGGGGTGTTGACCCACTGGCGCTTATTGGAATACTTCGCGCCTTCGAACTGCGAGAAGATGCCCGAACCTCCGCCGCCGAACCCGTCGGCCATGGTCTTCAGTCCCTTCTTGCGGGCATACGCCTTAACATCAGCGACAGCTTTGCGGACTTGGGACTTGGTAAGTTTCTTAGGCATAAACTCTTATAGACCGCGGAAGTTCCAGAGTCCATTGTAAACGCGAACTCGGTCGATTGCTCCGTATTGGGCCGGGTCTTTGATTTGAAGCGCGTATCGGCATTCAATCAGAGTCGTCTGGATGTCCATCGGGAAGGACTTGGTGACAGAAGTGCCGGAATCCGTGTAACTCATCATGGTCTTCCCCTCCATCAAGAGGCTTGCGGCCTTGTCAGCAATAGCCTCAATGCGAGCTTGAGATAGGATTAGAAAGCACCCGGTTGCCTGAGCCATAACCCTACGCGGGAGTCAAAATGGAAGGCCCATCCCTTGACCATGTTGGCAGAGGGGATGGGTGCCGCCTCCGAAACCCATGCCCGAGCAAAGGAGGTGCGAGTTGAATCTGAATCCCCGGCCCGGGATGTCAAGCCTCTGTCTCGCCGGAAGCTTCCTTCTCTTCCGGCACGATGACGTCGTCCGGCTTGCCCGTCAGCCGCCAAGCCAAAGCCGGGAGGATGCAGATGACCTCGCAGTCCCAGAAGTGATTGTCCTTTGACCCGATTTGCTCCCAGAATGGTTTGCCGTTCGTAGCGATGGTTCGCTTCTCGGACTTCATCTGCTCTCGGTATTCGTCGGAGACATCCTTTGGAATCATGTGCTTGCCGCGCTTAATGAGCGCCGCCAGCACGTCTTTCAGGCGGAGATTTGAGAAATAGAACCTCTTCACGCGCTTACTGCCGACAGCCTCGACGACCGGGGCAGAGTAGGGCCGCAGTTCTGTCTTGAGTCCGACCGGAGTTTTGACCCTCCAAGCGAACTCGTTGCGCTGGTCGCCACGGGTAGCCACCCACCCGTTGGCCGCACATGCCTGAAGCACCTCGTCCGGCTGGTAGCCGGAGTCGATGAACACATTGGCAGGGTGGACTTGGTATTTCTTGTGAGCCTCGGCAAGCTGTGACCAAGAGAAGCAGTAACCGCAGTCCACAAGCCGGGAGCGTCCGTCGCCAGACCAGCCGCGGATAACCCAGTAGAAACCGCGCTTCTGAACGTCCACACCCATGAAGCGCATACGAACGAAGTCCGGCTCTGCCCTTTGCTCAGGCGTAATCAGGTGGAACGCGGTCGGGTGTCCCTTGACGAAGCCACCCTCCTGCTCCCAGTCCGAACCCATGGCGAAGTCTCCCGGTGCGGCCTCGGTCTTGATTTCGTCCGGCTGTTCTTCGAACTTTTCGGCGAGCCTCTTCTGGATGAAGATGCGTAGAGGCTCCTCATCGCCGTACTCCTCGATGGATTCCTTGGCTTTGATGAGCATCACCGCAAGCTCGCCCCAGCTCATGGTCGCGATGCTGTTCCAATGCAGTCCGACGTAGCTTGCGTTGCTGGAGGCCTTGGTTGAAACAAACTTGCCATTCGCGTTGGCTTCAAGCCGGGTGGCGTTAGTGTCCGGAAGCTTGGCCTTGCAAGAAACACACTCGTAGGTCGTGTTGTGAGAAACCTTCAGCAAGTCCCACTCGTCGTTGACCTTCGCGTCATCCGGGAACTTAACCTGTGCCCATACCCAAGGCTGAAGGTGTCCGCAAGCCGGGCAACACATGTTCCAATCCCGCATGTCCGTTGCCTCATGGAGCTGGTGGAACTCCTGACCGTCCTGACCACCCTGCGACATGAAGATGCGCTTACCCATCCAACCGAACGCGGTGACGCGCGCGGAGGCTTCCGCTAGGTGCCCCTGCGGAGCCATCCAGCACTCGTCTGCGATGACGTAACGCAAGGACAGACGCTGAAGGTTTGTCTCGTTGTGGATGCCGCGACAGTAAATGGTCATCCGGTCGAAGTCCGAAGTCGTCGAGCGCTCCATGTCGTCGTTCTTGAACTTTGCTTTGACCGGCGGACAGTTGTTCCAGACCGGGCGGAGGTAGCGGATAGAGAAGTCTTTCGCCTCTGCATCCGTAGCCTGAAGTACCATTGTAGGGCCGGGCTGATTCGCGATGACGTAGCAGGAAAACAACCGCGCGAGCAGGGACTTGCCGGACTGAATGCTGGCAAGGATTGTCAGGAGACGCGTTTCCGGGTCAGCCGCGATACGCAAGGCCTCGGCAATCCACGGAGTACGCTCGGCTCTGAACGGGCCGGGCATCGGCGAGTCGGGGATTGCCAGCACGTTCTGCTCAAGCCAGTCCACGATGTCGCCAGAGTAAGCCGGACGGATGACCGTCCTGCCAACCTTGAGCAGTTCCGCCTTATCCATCCTTGGAAAGCTCCGTGCGGATTCTCAGCGACCAAGCCTCAAGAGCCTTGACCGCCTTCGCCGGGTTCTCCGGGTTACAGGCTTCCGCAACATCGAGCGCGAGCTTGTCCAGACGATTGACGAAATCGCTCGCAAGCTTCCGCATGGCTTCCGTCGCATCCGAGGCCCGGATGTATTCCCGGTTCATAAGCGCGAGCCTGTCCGCTTCCGCCTTCAGCTTGGTCAGGGTGTTTACGGTCTTGTCGTAGGAGGCGTAGAGCCGGGACTGTTGCGGCGAGCCGGACTTGACCGCCTTGATGTATTGGTTGCGGGAAATCTGGACGAGGATACGCTGTCGCTCCACGATGGAGTCGAAGGTCTCTAGCACCGTCTGTGGAGCCTTTTCTTCGACCTCCTCGGGGTTGCCCTCCCCCGGCGTGGCATCGAGCTTGTAATCGCCCGGAGCGATACCTGTGGTCAGGTGGCGTTGTGCCCTCCACTTCTCCGCCTCCTCAACGCTGTCCAAAGGCATACCCTCGGAAACCAGTTGAGAGATGCGGCCCGGAGAAAGCTCCCACCTTTCGGCGAGCGTCTTTTGGCTGACCGCCATCAGGATTGCTTGTTGCGCTTCTTCAGTTCAACCTCGGCTCGCTTGGCGCGGATGCGGGAAATCTCATCCTTGGGCATCTCGCAGTTCCACATCTGCTGGAGGCTGTAGAAGACCACAGTGTACCGGACGGCATCCTCGGAAAGCTTCCGAATCGGGGTCACGCCATGAAGGTAAGACTGACCGTCAAACAATGTAAGACTTCCGTGGGTACACTTCAGGCAAAGGTTCAGCTCCGGCAAGGCAAGGTAGCCGCCCTCAATGTTCTTCTTGAACGCGAACATGGCCGACCACACATTCTTGTAGTTGCCCGCGTCGAAGTGGTACTTGAGCGGATTGTTGTGGTTGATGATGCCGCTCGTAAACATCGAGCTACCGATGCGGTATCCGGCAAGCACCTTCTCCTCCGTCAGCTGTAGGTGGGTCTCGGCGAGGGCCGGGTTGTACGCATGGTAGTACTTTGCCGCAACCTCGGCGAATCGCTGAACCACATCGCTCTCGTTCGGTTGCTCCGCGGCGATTGATGCGGCCCGGCACGGGTGATTGCGCACGACGTTACGCGGCGCGTATCCGAAGATGCGGCTCGTCGTGAGCAGTCCGTTGCTCCGGTAATTCTTGGAGTAGTTGACCCGGCCCAAGGCCTCGACGAACTCACGCATGTCCTCGTCTACCTTGGCGATGTAGACCAGAACAATCTGGTCACCCAAGTAAACGATGGTGTTCTCGTCAATGAGGGTAGAGCCGTCCTCCGGCTTCGCGGAGCGCGACTTGTACTCCTTGAGATTAATCTCCCTGAACTTGGCGTGTATTGACTTGATAGCCATTGGATTCCAGAAGATGGTTAACGACCTCAGCGTTGTTTG